CTCCGTCTTCTTTAGAAATAGAATGACTCACCCCATCAAAAAGGATTGATCCGCTTTTTAAAATATCTTTTAAATCTGTTGGAGCACCGTAAGGAGTAGAATCTTCTTGAAGCAATAAACCGGACATTAAATAAGCTGGAGTGGTTCGCAATGCGATGGCAAGTTTTTCAATTTTATCAGAAGGAATACTTGCTATAATTCCACTTTCGTACCGCTGTATTGTTTGCCGACTGACGCCTACGATTTTAGCGACTTCTTCAAGTGTCATATGAACTTCTTGCCGACGTCTTTTAATGTTTTGACTAAGAGTCATGCAGCACCTCCAATTTCATTATTAAATTCATTATATGAACAATTTACACACAATGCAACAGAAAAAGAACAGAAAATGAAAAAAAGTATCTTGACAAGTGATTTTTATGATGGTATATTTGGTACGTAAGAAGTGACAAGTGGAAAGGAGGTCAGGGAAATGGTTGATGTAAATAAATTGAGAGGAGTTATTGCAGAGCGCGGGAAATCACAGGCAGATGTTGCCAGGATGCTTGGCATTAATGACAGAACGTTTTACAAAAAGATGAAGAGAAAAGTGTTTGATTCGGATGAAATCTTGCAGATGTGTAATTATTTGCGGGTTGATGAAGCAAACATGATCTCTATTTTTTTTAGACAAAATGTTACGTAATACGTGACAGAGAAAGAGAGAAAATGGAAAAAGAGTTAATTATGGATGACACGGACAGGCTGCTTTCTGTAGAAGAAGTAGCAGAACGTCTGCGGACGGGAAAACAGTTTGTCCGCCGACTGATCAATGCGGGGCTTCTTCCCGCATTATCTTTCCGGCGGAACAGGCGTGTAAGAAAGATGAGTCTGAATAAGTTCCTGGAAGAATATGACGGACAGGATCTGTATGAAGTGCTGGAGGGAAAGCAATGAAATCTTTGATGGTATTTATCGCCATTGTCTTCTTAGCCGGTGCAGCGGTGGACGCAGACAATCTTTATCACCGGATGTTTCCGGATGTAAAGATCGTCGAGTACCGGCGGGAGGTCAGACCTGGAGACACCTTGTGGGATATCTGCGGCGAGATTGCCACAGACAAAGAAGACCTGCGCAGGTTAGTCTGGCAGGCAAAGAAAGACAACAGGATCCGGGATGTCGGAAACCTGCAGCCAGGGACCTTGGTGATTGTAAGAGTTGAGGAGGCGCGGAAATGAAAAAGTATGAGTTCACCGGTGAAGTAAAAGTTAAATTTGGTGTGACATTCAAAAGAATTAGAGCACTTATAGATTTCGGGAATGTAAAAAAAGGCGAATTAGGCGGATTCATAGAAAAAGAAGAAAATTTATCATACGCCGGCAACGCATGGGTCTACGGCGACGCAGAGGTCTACGGCAACGCAAGGGTCTACGGCAACGCAAGGGTCTACGGCAACGCAAGGGTCTACGGCAACGCAAGGGTCTACGGCAACGCAAGGGTCTACGGCGACGCAGAGGTCTACGGCAACGCAAGGGTCTACGGCGACGCATGGGTCTACGGCGACGCAGAGGTCTACAGCGACGCAAGGGTCTACGGCAACGCAAGGGTCTACGGCGATGCAGAGGTCTACGGCGACGCAGAGGTCTACAGCGACGCAATGGTCTCCGGCAACGCAAGGGTCTACGGCGATGCAGAGGTCTACGGCGACGCAGAGGTCTACGGCAACGCAGAGGTCTCCGGCAACGCAGAGGTCTACAGCAACGCAGATTATATGGTGATCGGGATAATTGGTTCACGTTTTGGATTTACAACATTTTTCAAAAACAAAAACAATAAAATATCTGTATCATGCGGATGTTTCCTTGGGACACTTGCAGAGTTCAGGGAATCAGTGAAAGAAAAACACGGTACAGATACGAAATTTGCAAAAGTGTATCAAGCAGCTGCCGATTTAGCAGAATTGCAAATTGGACACAATGAAAAAGCCGACTGATAGTTCCAACTATCAGTCGGTAGGCGGAAAAGAATCGCTAAGAATTTCCGACTCTGTTATAACACAGGAAATAAATAATGAAATCATTGTAAGAGTGGAAAGGACTAAAGAATGAAAGAGATAAATATAGAAGGGCAGCTGATCTATGTTGCCCATCCGTACAAAGGAGAGAAAGAGAATGTAAAGCGGGCAGCGGAATGCTTAGAAAGACTGCAGCACATGTATCCATATAAAACGTTATTCTCGCCGCTACATAATTGGGACTGGGATTCCTATGATCCGGACCATCAGGCAAAGCCGATGCGGGACTGTTTGACGGTATTGAAGAAGTGCGACGCCATTGTTCTTTGCGGGATGTGGCGAAAGAGTATGGGGTGCATGCAGGAATACGCGGCGGCCTGTGTCTTGGGGATTCCTGCATTTGAATTTGATACGTTTGGAGTAAGGGAGATCAGGTGATTAAGTGGATTAATTAAAAGAAGGAGCCTAATCATGAAAAAAGAAATAGAAAGAATAATAAGTGGACGTACGCTTTTCTGTTGTGGATATAGGATCCGCCGTGTGGCTGGAATACTTTGTTACAAAAAAGATGTAGATGATGAATATAGATCACTTACATCGGTAGCGTTAAAAGAATTGATATCAACGGATAAAAGATATAGAAGAGCAATAATCGCCGCAAGAAAAGGAAGAGTAGAAATGAAATTTAACGAAAGAAAATATGAAAAATGGGTCAAAAAAGGACTTGAGAAGGCAAAAGACTATGCGCATAAAGATGGGACTGATGCCGAACCTATAACTGAATTTATAAGAAATATAATGGAAGACGCTTTTTATGAAGGGTATATGGCGGCAAAAGAGGAAAAATTTCATGGCAAGATTTCAATTATCTAAAACAGAATTCAAGAAACTCTGCGATCTGGTCAAGCAACGGGACATAGATCTCGCGGGAACATACTGTGCCTGCCTTGGTGAATATCCCCCGCGTCAAAACATAGAGGTTCATCATCATATACATGTAGGGAACTTTGGGGCGGATAAAGAAGATAACCTTATTTCTTTATCGTATACAACTCACCGATTCAAACTCCACGGACTCAATGCGGATATAAAAAAGCATATGGAGAGAAACGTTGAAAAGTATCTGCATAGTCAGGAAGTAAAAACATGGAGAGAGACACACAGAGAAGAATTGGAAGCCATCTACAAAACCGAAGAAGAGTATCGATTAAAGGCTCTGCAGAAAAAGCACAAAGTAAAGAAGAGATACCCATGGGCGAAATACTGACACTTTCCGGCGGGAAAGAAATAGAAATATATATAAATAAAAAATGCCCGATTTGCGGGAAAGAAACTCATCAGACAGTATGCTGCCGATTTCACAAGGAGAATACTTGTTACGCACACTGCAAGAAATGCGGGTATTTCAGAAAAGAACTTCAAAAGTGTGTATACAAAGATATTCCAAGGGAAATCAGAAAATTCTGCAAAGAAAAAACGCCTGGGAAGTGAGTCCCAAGCGCCGTGCCGAAGCAACAAAATAACCTATATAAATTATAGTGTATGGCACGGAAAAAGTCAAGAAAATAAGGGGCGGGGACGCCTCTTTGAGACCTTGATATTCCTATTATTTTAACGACAATCAATCGAAAATAATCTATGGAGAAAATATTGTGCCGTACATGAAAGAGATTTTCCATTTTCCAGGCGGAATGGAAGTGAAAAAATATCACACCTGGCGGCTGGGCGGAAAGAAAACAAGAAATCCAAACGAGGCAGAAACAGAATCGGCTGTACAAAAAGGAAACGCCCGGCGGGCAAAAGAAAAATTATACAGAGTCATTCTTACAAATTTCCAAAGAGATGACTGGAGATTGGATCTTACCTATAGAGATCCTCCACCGGATCCGGAAGAAGCCCAAAGAAGGATTAGAAAATTCCTGCGGAACCTGAAAAACCTATACAGAAAATTCAAAGAAGAATTGAAGTACATCTATGTGACTGAATATAAGGGGCACAGAATCCACCACCACCTTCTGATAAACGCATCGATGAAAATCCAGAGAAAAGATATCCGGGAGAAATGGCCGTGGGGAGAACTGAACTACAGATCCTTCCGGTATTTTGATGGAACGCCGGAAGACTGCAAACGGTTGGCAGAGTACCTCTGCAAAGAAACGGACGAAACCATAAGAGAGCCTGGAGCGGTACAGAAAAAAAGATGGAACGCCAGCCGCAATCTGAAACGTCCAAAGGTTACAAAACATAAAATCTACTCCAGGCATTGGAAAGAAAATCCCAATCCGCCAAAAGGATACCGGATAGAAAAAGTGGAAAACGGGTATACACAGGAAGGGTACCCGTACCAATACTACCGAATGACGAGGGAGGTGCAGCAGAAAAAGAAAACCGTTTTCAAATGGTGCAAAGTGAAAGGAGAAAAATATGGAAATCAAAAAAATAACCACGGAAGTAGGAATAGGGTACATCAGCGGAGCGGAAGAAAATCAGATAAGAAGTCTGGAGCCGGCAAGAAAGGAATTCTACGAAGCGTTCATTAAATTCTCCGAATCATTATCGGAGTTAGGAGACGCGAATCTTTTGGAAAAACATGTGGGTTTTGTGGCAAACAAGATTGTAATTGGCTATAAAGACGGAGAGAAAAAATCTTATACGGCATACGGATTCGTAAAAGCAGAAGACTATCCGCTGAATGTTAAATTCACTATCGGTGGAATACCATACGGGATATTTGAAAAATTGGATGAATGTCTGGAAGTACTCATCGAAGAAGCGAAAAAATACATATCCGGCGATCGTGCGCAGGGAGATTTATTTAAGGAGGCAGAAAATGAATGAACCGATAATAAGCCCGTGGGTGTTTTATTGGATAGAAACAATGAGCCAGATAAAAGATTTTGCAGGAATAGTTATAACCATTACAATCCCTGTGAGTATACCTTTGGTGATGTTTGGAACACAAATAATAAAAACAGGAATATTGAACAAAGAAGGATATAAAAAAATTACAAAAGGAATAATAATCGCTGGAATAATATCAGTGATCGCATACATATTTATCCCGAGTAGAGGAACAATGTATAAAATGCTTGCCGCAAGTTATATAACGCAGGAAAACATAGAAAACGTGGGAGAAAGCATAGATAAAATAGCAGATAAGTTGGTAGAGAAAATAAACCAGGTGAAAAAATGAAATGGACCATGGATAAATGTACCGCGGTATTTAGTGCGATGACAGAAGAAGAACTGGAAATCATAGATCGAGTGCATGAAAACGAAAACGAACTGTCAGACATCAAACTTCTGAATAAAGTAAATCAGTGTCTTCTTTCAAAAAAAAACAGAAAAGAAAACCTTATGGAAGCTGCCGTGCTGATTATAGAGGCGGCGAACAGGGAGGGGAAATGAAAAGTTACAAGGTAATAGATACAAAATTCTTCAATATACACTTTACCTATCCAGGGAAAGACGGGAAATATAAACCCGAAGGACTGTTCTACTGCGTATATGAAGATGATTACGAAAATAGGCTTGTGCATCTTGCTATAGACAGTCGCAAGGGAAATCTACTTGTATGTGAATGTATGGATAAAGAACAGGCAATAGAAAGGCTTATGATCTGGTGGAGGATAGAAAGAAATGAAGGGGATCACAAAAGTTAATCAGGAGTTTTTTAACGAGCATTTTATAAAACCGGACGAAGACGGTAAATATCGACCGATGGGGCTGTTTTACTATTGGGGTTATTCTCAATTTTGGAGTAAACCTACATATATTGTGATAAATAACCGTGATGGAAATCCGCAAGTTATGGAGTGTATAGACAGAAAAGAGGCTGAAAGTTGGCTGGAAGAATGGATGAGTGAGGTGGAAACATGAATACAGTACAAATAACAGGAAACCTTGCGAAAGATCCTGTGATCAGGGCAACAAAAACGGGGAAAGCGGTGGCGTCATTTTCCGTAGGTGTAAGCAAGAAAATTACAAAAGCGAACGGGGATACGTTAGATTTAACAGACTGGGTCAATGTAACCGCCTGGGGAAACCTGGCGGAAGCCGTGGGGAACGAACTCACAAAAGGAAGCTATGTCTTTGTTGACGGGCGGTACGCGACAAGATCATATGACACTCCAGACGGACAGAGAAGATATATCACCGAAGTAGTGGCGAATATGATCGCAAAACCAATCGGAAGAAACATGAAAGCATCGGATGTACCAATTTCCGGGGGAGTACGTTTTGAAGACATGGGCACAGTAAGTCAAGAGCCGCCTGGGTACGAACAGGGAGAAATCCCATTTTAAAGGAGGACAAAATGGATAAATTAATTGATGTAGCGAGTGTCGTATTGTTTATCAGCATGATCATGTACGCCGCAATTAAACTCGACGAAGCGGCAAGAAAACTGCGAGATGAAGAAGAAAGAATTTACAGAGAAAGGAAACTAAAATGAAGAGGGGATTTGAAAAAATAAAAGGCTATGAGTATGTAAAAATCCCGGAAAGAAAAACAAAGCAATCAGCGGGGTATGACATAGAAAGTGCTGATGACATGATAGTTAATCCGGGAGAAATAAAATTGATTCAAACGGGGATAAAAGCATATATGAAACCTTATGAATGGCTGGGGATTTATATAAGGTCAAGCCTTGCAATTAAGTATGGGCTTGTTTTGGCAAACAGTGTGGCGGTAATTGATTCAGACTACTACAACAATCCGGAAAACGAAGGACATATCATGATGGCGCTTAGAAATACGTCGGGTTCGCCTTGCGCTATAAAAGTAGGAGACAGAATAGCGCAAGGGATATTCAATCAATATTACAAGGTGGATGATGACAGCGCTGATGGTGATAGGACCGGCGGTATAGGAAGTACAGGGAAATAGATGGAAATAACAGTGGGAAGCCTGTTTGACGGAATCGGCGGGTGGTGTATAGCGGCAGAACGAAGCGGGGCTGTTCCGATATGGTCATCTGAAATAGAACCATTCTGCATAGAAGTCACTAAAAAACACTTTCCGAATGTCATACAACTTGGCGACATCAAAAAAATAAAAGGTGACAAAATACCACCCGTAGACATTATCTGTGCGGGGAGCCCGTGCCAAGATCTGTCGGTGGCGGGGAAAAGAGAGGGATTAAAAGGTGAACGAAGCGGACTATTTAGAACGGCAAATGACATTGTTTCCGATATGCTCAGCGCCACAAGAGGAGAATACCCGAAATATTTTATCTGGGAAAACGTACTTGGAGCATTTTCAAGCAATAAAGGACGTGACTTTCAAGCCGTGCTCAGCGAAATCACACAAGCCAATATTCCAATGCCTCAATCTGGACGATGGGCAAGAAGCGGAATGGTACGAAGTAAGAGATGTCACCTCGCATGGCGCGTCCTTGACGCTCAACATTGGGGCGTCCCCCAGCATCGAGAGAGAATCTTCCTTATTGCAAGTTTTAGAAATAGGGGGGGTGGACCGGAAGTACTATTTGAGCCCGAAAGCATGTCAAGGTATTTTGCGGAGAGCCAAAACGAGAAAGAAACGCTTACCCGAACTGCTGTACCAAGTACTGAAACATCAGTCTATGATATCGGAAACGGACAAATAAACTCAATAAGAATGAGTGAAAAAACAGGAGCGCTGAACTGCATGCATGACCAGCGATGTGTGCTTGTCAAAACATATAGAATCGGATCATACGAAAGCGAAGGAATGAAAAGCAACAATCCGAAAGCCGGAATAAAAGAAGTAGATAAAAGCAACACATTAGATCTAAGCGGAAGCAATCCTGCAAGAAACCAAGGCGGCATCTGTATAAGCGTATTGGATATGACACATGCACAGGACGTCATAAGAGAAAGAAATGACGGAACAGTGCAGACACTCAATAACAGGATGGGGACCGGCGGGAATCAAGTACCGATCATATACACATTTAACAGAGACGCAAGTATAAAAAACAACATGCCGATCTATGAAGACAAAACATCTACATTAAAACCATCAACAAGATTAGCGGTTGCCTATGCGATTGACTGTAGAAACAGTCGACTTTCGCAGATATCAATGACATTACAGGCAAAAAACCAAGGAGGATATAGTCTCAATTATCAAAATCCGATCATAGTTAAAGATTACGTCCGCCGCCTTACGCCGCTTGAATGTGAAAGACTGCAGGGACTTCCGGACAACTGGACAGAGGGCGGGAGCGATACGACAAGATACAGAGTAATCGGAAACGGAATGGCCCAGCCATGTGCTGACTATGTGATGAGTAAGGTGGTTGAAGATATCGAGGAGGAGACATGAATTACATAAAAAAAGTAGCAGAACTCTTGAATGTAGAAGTAGGAGAACACTTCACACTTCATTTCAAGAAAGAAAAAAGACAGATAAAAAACTTCTATCTCAACGAAGAAAAAGGACTGATGATAAAAACAGGCGGAAGTGACGTAAAGGCCAACAGCAGCTTCATTGAAGGAATACTCACTGGAGCGCTGGAAATCAAAAGGACAAAGAAGAAATGAAAATACTTGATGCATGCTGCGGCGGAAAAATATTCTGGTACGAAAAAGATCTTTCAATGGTAACATTTCAAGACGTCCGTGCTGGAGTAAAAGAATATTCCGGCGGAAGAAAAATAAGAGTAGAACCAAACCATGTGGGAAACGTCACAGATATGGACTTTGAAGATGAAACATTTGACCTTGTTATATTCGATCCGCCGCATATGATCAGAGCAGGAAAAACATCCTGGCTGAATATAAAATACGGAAAGCTGCCTGAAAACTGGGAAACATTCTTCAAAAATGCTTTTTCGGAAATATTCAGAGTACTGAAAGAAAACGGCATATTAATCTTTAAATGGAACGAAACACAACTTAAATTTGGCGAAGTGATAAAGCATTCGCCGTATAGACCGATGCTTGGAGACCAGAGAGGACAAACACGATGGACAGTATTTGTGAAAAACACAGCATTACATCACCACAAGGAAGAAATCTGCTGTTAAAAAAGCTTTTATACGAAGAAGGATATAGATTTATAGTAAAGTATGAACTGTTGGGAGAAGTCTGTTTATGTATAGATTTTCCACCAATACGACAACCTTTTGTGGAAATAGAAGAATTAAGAGATCTGGATAATATTTGTTTAGCAGAAAAAGATGGAGAATTATTTGTGGTGAAAGGAGAGAAACATGACAATCAGACAATTCTTTTATAATTTGAAAGAAGTACAGCCGGTCAAAGTGGAATTGGCGGAAAATGAATATAGAAAACTTGAAGAACAGGTAAACGGAGCCTTACCGGCGGAGCACATTTCCGGCGGTTCGAGTTCAATACAAACCGTTCCGCCAGTGCTTATCCAATACGAAACAGCAAAAGAAAACTATGAACGGGAAAAAAAGAAATATGAAAAAATGCTGAAAAAGGCAGAGATATACATAGAAGAATTGAAAAATCCGATACGACACACAATCATGCGGCAGCGGTACCTACTCAATTGGGCGTGGCACACAATCGAAGTTACGAATAACTTCAATTACTACCGGACGATGATGAGAATACACAAGTCTGCATTGGACGAATTAACAAAAAGGCATAAAGAGGTGAGTTTCTGATGTGTATAGGAAGGCAATATCCATACGTGGAAGAGGAAACAGAGATAAAAGATGGGAAAGTAACAGAAAGAGATGTAAAATGCGAATATTGTAAAAATCCTATAACGATAAATATAATAAAGAAAAAGGGCGGAGTTTACGTTGTAAAGTATAAATGTAATCAATGCGGAACGAAAAAAGAATGCAGGTTTTCAAAAATATCATATGCATACGATGAAATGTTAAAAATGTACTGGAACAGTAAAAGGTAAAATATTTCATGTATTGAGAATTGAGGCGGCAATTCACCGCCCTCTTTTTTATTGCAAGATATAAAGATAATTTATAACAAACACCTTGAAACAAGTATTGACAGGTCAAGTTGAATAAAGTAAACTATAATCAAGAAAGGGGAAGAGCCCCGCAGGTTATTTAGACCCACAGAGGAGGTATAAAGATGAAAAAAGAATACATTATTTTAAAAATCACAGAATCCCAAAATGGAATTATGTATAGCATGTTTGACGGAACACTCAAAAATGCAGCAGCTGAACTTTTGAACGATTACGAAAAATTAACGTCGCACGACAAGAAAAATATAATCAAAATGAGTGCGGTTGCGGTTTGGGCTGTAAAACCAGAAAATTCCGACGATATAGAATTATTGGAAGTTTTGGAAAACAACGAACTTGCGTTTGGGTTGGGGTACGAAAATAAAAACATGACTATTCTCACCCCGGGAGAATTTGGCATAGAAGAATATTTTAGGAATGAGATTGAAGTTATTGAATGTGGAAAGCTTGCAAGAGGGCTATAATAGAGAAAAGAGGACATGGGAATGGAAATAAAAGGAAATTGGGGTGGTAAACGCCCTGGGGCGGGGGCAAAAAGAACCCTGCCGGCTGGCGCCCGAAGAAGGACGTTAAGCATGACCGATGAAGAATTATTGAAAATTAAAAAAGTTTTAAATGAATCAAGGAGGAATAAAGCCATGTTTAAACTGTACGGAATGAAAGACGTTAAAAAAGGTATTTTATTTAATATTGAAGGAAGTCCCAACGGTGTGATCGCCGTCGCCACAGCATTGAAACCCGGTTTGAACGAAAGGGTGGAACTTGTCGATGAGAGATTTAAGACAAGATTCAATGTTTATGTAAGCACCGAACCACCCGCAAATTCCCGGGTAAAAAAAACAATGATCGGTGAAACTGTTCTCATCGGCAGCGGCAACGATCTAAACGATTTAAAAGAAATAGAAACCTATGGATTGGTCAGAATTAACATATATAAAACTTCCGACAGGGTTTATGTCCAAGTAGAAGAGTTAGATACAGGGGCGATTACGGTGACCGGAGACGGTACGGATTGGGACATCGAAGAAAACAATGGACGTTTCAAGAATATCAATGACTACATCGATTGCTTCATCCAGAATAAAGAAAATGTAAAATCTGTAAAAAGGATATCTAACGATACAATAGAGCTCATCTGGTACGACAAGGAGTTTAAAGGCTACATGAGGTCAAAGCATCAGTTTTGCGTAACGAAAGACCTGATTGGAACGGTCACGCTCGATATGGATGTTGTGAGAAAGAATGATGCGGATTGAATTATCCTGAAATACCGCTAAATTATTTCAAATATAAAAAAAGAAATAGATGTCACATAGCGTCACTGAATATCACTTGCGGTCATGCGTGACAAAGTGATAAATTAAAGTTGAATAAGTATGAAAAAACATCATGATACCGTCCGAAAGGGCGGTTTTGTATTTCCGGCGGCACTCATTGCGAGTGCCTTTTTTGATGAAAGGAGGCTGCCGTGGCAAAAGGAAAATTTGAATACTGGCGAACAAAAGATGGACTTTTGCAGATAGCAGCATGGGCAAGAAACGGACTCATAGATGAGCAGATTGCTCATAACATGGGGATTCGCAGAAGCACCCTTTCAGAGTGGAAAAAGAGATTCTCGGACATAGCAGACGCCCTAAAAAAAAATAAAAACATAGTAGACATAGAAGTAGAAAATGCACTCTATAAAAGGGCCGTGGGCTATGAATTCGAAGAAACAACTATAGAAATAGACGATGAAGGCAAGAAAAAAGTAAAAAAAACAACAAAACAGATGGCGCCGGAAACACTGGCAATCATCTTCTTCCTGAAAAATAGAAAACCCGAGGACTGGCGGGATAAAAGAGAAGTCGAAGTAAAAGGAGAAATCAGCATGACAAACGCTTTGAAAGCGGCACGGGAGCGCGTAATAAAAAATGAATGAAATCATTGAACTTGTCGAAGCCTTGGGCGACTACACGCACGACCCCTTAAAATTTGTCTACTTTGCTTTTCCTTGGGGAGAACCGGGACCACTGGAAAAAATGAACGGTCCGGAAGAATGGCAAAAAGACATACTAAAAGATATAAGAGACGGCGTGAAAATAAAAGACAACGTAGTCAGAGAAGCCGTGGCGTCAGGACATGGCATCGGGAAATCAACGTTGGTCGCATGGCTTATCCTCTGGGCAATTTCAACGCATGAAAATACAAGAGGAGTCGTCACCGCTAATACAGAAACACAGCTCCGAACCAAAACGTGGCCGGAACTCATAAAATGGTACAACCTATTTATCGGGCGTCCATTGTTCACAGCCACAGCAACCGCCATATTTGCGAACGAACCGGGAAAAGAAAAGAACTGGCGCATAGACGCCATCCCGTGGAGTGATAACAACACCGAAGCCTTTGCGGGTTTGCATAACCAGGGAAATAGAATCCTTTTACTCTTTGATGAAGCCTCCGCTATATCTAATCAGATATGGGAAGTAGCCGAAGGTGCCATGACAGATAAAGATACAGAAATCATATGGTGTGCATTTGGGAACCCAACAAGAAACACGGGTAGATTTTACGACTGTTTTCATAAATTCAGAAGTCTTTGGAATCAGAAACAAGTAGACTCAAGAAGCGTTTCATTCTCAAATAAAGGACTCATACGACAATGGATAAACACCTGGGGGGAAGACAGTGACTTCGTAAGAATCAGAGTCAAAGGACAATTCCCGAACGCAAGCTCACTCCAATTAATCTCAACAGAACTGGCGGAAAAAGCACGGGGAAGAAACCTGAAAACAGAACAATTTAACTTTGCCCCTGTCATTATCGGGGTAGACCCTGCATGGATGGGAGATGACGCCACCGCTATATGGCTGAGACAAGGACTGATGGCAAAACGGCTCAAGAAAATACAAAAAAATAACAACGATATAGCTGTGGCCAACCTGATTGCAAGGTATCAAGACGAATACAAAGCTGATGCCGTCAATATAGACATGGGCTATGGCACAGGAATCTATTCGGCAGGGGAAACCATGGGACGGCACTGGAATCTAATCCCGTTCAGCGGAGAATCTCCCGATATGGCATGTAAAAACATGCGGGCGTACATGTGGGACCAAATGAGAAAATGGCTTGTGAACGGCGGGGCATATCCGGACGATCAGCAAATGCAGGATGATCTCACAGGAGTAGAAATTAAACCGACAGAAGATGGGAAACTCCAGCTGCAGTCAAAAGAATACATGAAGCAAAAAGGCATTCCATCCCCTAACGATGCGGATGCCTTAGCTTTAACATTCGCCGTCCCGGTGATCAGGGCACCCAACAAGAAAAGAGTCAATACAAAATATCAATTATTTACTTAAAGGAGGTACTCAAATGTGTTCAGCATTATTCGGAGGAAAACAAAGCGTAAGCACTCCGGAAATTAAACAAGTAGCGCCGTCTGCAACCACAATCACCAATGCAGACATTGACGCCGGCGGAACCGCCGACACCGAAGCCGCTAAAAAAAGAAAACAAAAACAAGGATATGCGGCAACAAGACTGGCGGACGTTGCACCGACCAATACAAAATCAACACTGGGGTAAAAAATGGAGAGACTATCAATAACAGCTGCTGCACTACCGGCGGACCAGCCGACAATCAGAGCGCCGGATAAACAAAGCGTTCTTCATCGTGTAAAAGCCATGCGGGAGTACCGGCGGGACTATGAAGAACGATGGAAAGATATAAGAGATCACCAACTTCCTTTTATTGGAGAATTTGGAGACACCGCTGACGCGACAAATAAAGCCCGAAGAAAAGACCTCATGATCTCAAACGGTGTAGCGTGGCTTGCTAATATCGCATTCGCCGCAGGGATGGAATCCGGACTTACACCGCCATCAAGACAATGGTTTAAATTCGGATTTTCAAACAGCAGCGCAAACGAAGACATGGAAGCCGCAAGCGTCCTGGATATCAGACAGGAAATCGTGGAGTACATGCTCCACAGATCCAACTTCTATAACTCCATACATTCTTGTTACATGGAAATTGCCCACGGACAGGCACCATTGGGAGTATTCGCATCACCGGAAACAGGCGCGAGATTCCAGCAGTACACCATAGGGACCTACTACTTGGCAAGCGGAGCAAGCGGGAGAGTAGATACATTCTGTAGAGAATTCCAGATGACAGCAGACCAGCTCCTGGAACAATTTGGAGAAGAAAATCTGCCGCGTGCCGTTAAAGACGCCCTGCAGAACGAAGGCGGAAGATACAACAAATCATTTACCACCTATTGGCTTGTCATGCCGAACAGATACAGGACAGTCGGACAAACAGGAAGTAAAAACATGCCTTATACCTCGCTCTACTGGATAGATAAACAATCAGTAGATGAAGGGAAAGGCTTTTTATTTACCGGCGGCTTTGAAGAATTCCCTGTTCCAACGGCAAGATACCAGACAATTGAGGGAAGCCCCTATGGAAAAGGACCAGGATGGTACGCCGAAGGCGATGCAAGAATGCTGCAGATCATGAAAAAAGACTTCCTGACGGCGGTAGAACTCATGGTAAAACCACCCATGAAAGGACCCGCAATTGTAGGAGATATCGGAGGCGTTGATTTAATCCCCGGCGGGTATACAAACCTAAACAGTACGGGAACCAATCCAACAGTAGAACCTCTTTTCCAAGTGCCGGGAAATCCGGAATGGCTTGCCACAGAAATCCAACGGACAGAAGAAAGCATAAGAAGAACCTACAGCGCAGACCTCTTCCTCATGCTTGACTCTATCGACACCCCGCAGATGACAGCGCGGGAAGTTATGGAACGACAGCAGGAAAAACTCCAGCAGCTGGGACCTGTGGTAGAACGCCTGCAGGATGAATTTCTTTCTCCGATTATCGAAAGAGTCTATAACATCGCGGAAAGAATGGGACTATTTCCACCTCTTCCCGAAGAACTTGCCGAAAGAATGGCAGACCAGGACATCAAGATAGAATACATCTCACCTCTTGCCCAGGCGCAGAAAATGAGCGGACTTGTCAATATCGAACAAGCCGTGTCATTCGCTGGACAGATGGCGCAGATCTATCCGGAAGCCCTGAAAGCCATCGATCCGATCGGCACAGTCAAGAGATACTTTGAACTCCTTGGAGCTCCTGCCGTCATGCAGAGAAGCACGGAAGAAATCATGCAGATGATAGCAGCCGAACAAGAAGCCATGGAACAGCAGCAAGAACAACAGTACATGATGCAGCAGGCACAGGCTATGGCACCGGCGGCACAGGCGGCAAAGAACCTGACAGATGCTGCTAACGATGGAAACCCTGCATTGCAGAACCTCTTGGGGATAGGTGGTGGATAAATGAAAACCAATGTAACAGAGCACGATGTGCTCATCCGAAAATATATAGAAAAACAGAAAAGAGAAGAAGACGTAAAAGCCATCAGAACCGTTTTAAGAAGCAAAGCGGGGAGATGGTTTTTTATTCACATTCTTGAAATGACAGGCTACAAAGCCGAAACGTTTACCGGAAATTCGCAGACATTCTACAACGAAGGCAGAAGGTCAATCGGAATCCAGATAGAAAAAGAGATGGTCGAACTCTTAGGAAAAGAAGGATTCGAACTAAGACAAAAAGCCGAAAAAGAATACATCGAGTTTCAATTCAAAGCCAAAGCATTATTAGAAAACAAGGAGGAATAACAAATGGAAGGCGTACAGAACCCGCAGGCACAGGCGAACAATAACACGGATCCGCAAAGCCCGCAGGCACAGAATCAGCAGGTACAGAATCAAGACCCGGGAAGACTGGCACAACAGGCAGGCACAGAACCGCAGGCACAGAACCAGAAACCGGATCCGCAGAATCCGCAAGGTGCACCGGAAGCATACGATTTCACATCGGCATTGCCCGAAGGCGAAACCTTAGATGAAGCCATTTCACAGAAATTCGGTGAAATCTGCAAAGGAATGAACCTCACTAACGAACAGGCAAACCAGATGGCCGCATACGGTTTTGAATACGGGAAAGGGCTTATCCAGCAGATGAACGACATGCGGGAAGCACAGTACGACAAATGGCAGGAAGAAACCCGAAAAGAACTTGGGGCGGACTTCGATAAAACCATGAACGAATACGGCGCAGGACTCCAGCACCTGGAGAAAACGTCTCCGGGAATTAGGAAACTCCTAAGCGAAACAGGCGTGGGAGACCGTATAGAAATCGTACGTGCCATTTCCGAACTGGGAAGACTTGTTTCGGAAGACGGCGGCGTCGGCAGCGGAAACACAAAGGGCGGGAAAACACCCATGTACCCAAACACAAATTTTGATAACTATTAAGGAGGAATAACAAATGGCAGTAGCATTAACACTGAATGATTTAAGAAAAAGACAGGCACCGGATGGATCCATTGATGTGGTCATTGAAACACTCGTCCAGTCCAATCCAATTTTAGAAGACGTAAGATGGGCAGAGGGAAATCTGCCTACAGGCAATCAGACCACGCAGCGGAACGGCTTGCCCGAAGTACATCTTAGGCAGATTAACCGCGGCGTGCCGGTAGGAAAATCCAGCACCAAACAGGTAACGGACACCTGCTGCCTGATGGAGTCCCGCTCGGAAGTGGACGTAGAACTCGTGTCTCTTGCTCCGGATAAAGAAGCGTTCAGAACATCCGAAGACATGGCGTTTGTCGAAGCCATGGGGGAGGCCGTGGCTCACCACATGTTCTACGGAAATTCTGCAAAGAATCTGGATGAATTTAACGGACTGGGAATCCGCTACAATAAGTACGGCGGAAAGAAACACGACGCCTCTTACCAGGTCATCAATGCCGGCGGAACAGGGAAAGGCAAACTTTCTTCCGCATTTCTTGTGGGCTGGGGAGACCGTGCCGTTACAGGCATTTATCCAAAATACGGCTACGCAGGACTGAAACGCCAAGACCTGGGAGAGGTAGACGCCATAGATGCAGATGGATATAAATTCCGCGCCCTCTCCACACTCTTCAAGTGGAAACCCGGACTTGCCGTCAAAGATCCTGAAATGGTCGCGGCAGTAAGGAATATTGATTTGGGGGCCTTGAACGCCGCAGCGGCCACTGTGGAACAGAAAAAAGCGGTAGTAGACGCCATGATCCGTGCGCAGGGACGCATGAGGAATCTCAATACCGTCCATCCCGTATGGTACGTGTCCCCGGAAATGTATACATTCCTTACCATCTTCTATAGCGATAAGGCTAATTCCTACATCACCCGCCGCGAACTGATGGAAGGTCCGGTAACAATCTCCGTAAACGGTATTCTTGTACGCAAAGAAGACGCCCTCGTGGACACCGAAGACGCCATTACAGAAAATAAATAAGGAGGACTAAAAATGATTATTGATGCAGAAAACACCTTTTTCTATGAACAGGACCTGTCTAAAGGGACTAAATCTACAGTAGTAAATAACGGCGAAGGCGGAGACGCATATAATCCGTTGTGGCTGAAAGTCATTGCGTTGAAACCGCTTTCTGCCGCGGCAACAATCACGCTTAAAACCGCGGACAAAGAAGATATGACAGGGGCCGTCACGCTGACAACTCTTTCTCTTGCAAAAGACGAAGGGGCAGGTGCGGTAGTGAAAGTACCGGCGGGATGCAAGAAATTCCTGCAGATTGAAGTAGCAGGAGCCACCACGGGAACCGTTCGGGCATTCCTTACAATGGATGTGGACATGGTATGAATGGAATCCACTTTGGGAAAGCGGTAAGTGGGCGGAAACTGGAAGACCTTTCCGCAAACGAACTTCGTGCAAAATTAATTCTTGCGGGAGTAAATGTCCCTAAGGACATTAAAACCAAAGAAGAACTGGTGGAATTGGTAAAGAAATACTGTTAAAGACAAAGAGGACGGCGCAAAAGCGTCTCCTCTTTTTCTATGTTTACTACTCTTAAAACTACTTAAAAAGTAGTAGATAGAGAAAAGGAGGATCTATGAACAGTACAGACATTTGCAATATGGCACTTGCCTACATCGGGCAAGGCAGAATAGCGTCAATTGAAGAAGAGTCGGAAGAAGCAATCCAATGCGGCATATTCTATGACCACCTAAGAAGAAAACTCCTGTCCGAACACAGATGGGGATTTGCGGAAAGATATGTAAAACTTGCACTCCTAAATGAAGAAATCCCCGGATGGAAGTACATCTATGCCTACCCGGCAAAATGCCTTGTCATCCGAAAAATCTACGAAAAAGAAAGCGCAAGAGAAATAGGAAAAGAAGACTACTTCATTTCAACGGTAAACGACTCAACAAAAGTAATCTGCACAGATATACAAAACGCCTATGCAAGCTATACCGCAGACGTGGAGAACGGGGAACTATTCACTGATTACTTCATTGAAGCACTGTCTCATTCCCTGGCGGCAAATATAGCAGTACCTTTGTCGGGAAGTCCCAGTGCTGCAAACCTGCAGTATCAACTCATGCACCAGGCGCTGATTGATGCGAAACAGGAAAGTGCCGTGCAGAACCATCATGAAACGACATATCCTCACAAATATTTCAATATGAGAGGCTAATATGCAAAGAGAAACTATCTACCACATTCAATCATCCTTTGCCACCGGAGAAATATCCCCGGAAGTCGCAAACAGAATAGACCTGGATAAATACGCAGCCGCATTGCTTACGGCGGAAAATGCCTATATACGTCCTTATGGCGCGGTGTATAAACGTGGAGGAACCTTGTACTGTGGAAAGACAAAAAATGAAAAAGTAATTCTAAAAGAATTTACAACAATAGACAGTTCATTCATGCTTGAAATGGGAGACAGATATATACGAATTTGGAAAGGAAACAGATATACAGGAGTAGAACTTGTCACACCATTCGCAGAAGATGAACTGAAAGAACTAAGAACATGCCAGTCTGCTGATGTGATGTTTATTGCATCAGGCACACACCCTATCCAGAAACTGTCAAGATACAGCGACACCAACTGGACAATCGGAGACTATGAAATAAAAAAGCCATACTTCGATATTTCCCTTTCAACAGAAATGGAAGGGAAAGTAGATACATCGTACAATTCTGCAGGAACATACACCTTCAATTGTAAAAAAGACGGCACATATACAGTAACAATAGCGGGCGGCGGCGGTGGCGGAGCTGGCGGGAAACACATAAAAATATTTAATAATAAGTATATAAAAGGCGGTGACGGCGGCAGAGGTGCCCTTGTAACGCAAAGAATAGATCTGAAAAAAGATAACTCTTATACAATAGTCGTGGGAGCCGGCGGGACCGGCGGTAAAGGAACCGATGGAGAACCCGGAAGAGATGGAACCCCGTCCTCTTTTAACGGAATTACCGCAGAAGGCGGAAAACATGGACACGAAGAAATAAACGGCGCAAACATGGGTAATGGCGGTGCCGGTGGCATAGGCGGAACAGGGAGAGAAGATGGATCTCCTGGAAGTCCTGGATGGGTAAACATAAAACTGGAAGCCGATCTGTCAATAGTGCCATCAGGGAAAACAGGAACCGTTAAACTATATGCAAGTAAAAACTACTTTTCAGAAAACATGATCGGCGCTTATATACAGATCAACCAGGAAGTAGACTCGCAGACCGTGACACAAAACGGCGGCGGAACATCGGGAGAAGTACTCTGTGGAAAATCATGGAAGATCATTACCCATGGTACATGGACAGGAACCGTGACAGTACAGAAAAGCACAAATAATGGTCCGTGGAAAGACTACAGGACATATAAATCGAACGATGACTTCAATGCATCGGAATCCGGAACGGTAGAAGAATACACAAGACTAAGAGTGGTATCTACAGCGGGAAATACAGACCTCACCGCACTACCGTATACACACGTGGGCATGGTAAGAATCACCGGTTACATCTCTCCATTGGAAGTCAATGCGGAAGTCATAGATCCCCTTGCAAATACAAACCCGGCGGATTACGTCTGTTTAAACGCATGGAATGACCAATTCGGTTATCCATCGGCTATAGGTTTCTTTCAAGACAGACTATGTGTAGCCGCTACAAAAAAACAGCCGTATATGCTGTGGCTCTCAAGAAGCGGGGACTATAATAACTTCTCTGTAGAGAAAGTATCCGGAACCGTAACAGATGATTCAGCGGTAGCCTTGGCGTTTATTAATAGAAAACAGCAGACAATAGAACACCTTGTGCCGGAATCGGATTTAGTCATCATGACAGGCGGAAACGAATGGATCCTTTCCGGCGGAACAGCAGTCACGCCAACAAAAGCTAATCCGAAAATGCAGACATCCAGGGGTACAACAAATGTAATTCCTTTATCCATCGGCGGGCGGGTCATCTTCGTGCAGCACAGAGGAAAAACCGTGAGAGATATGCAGTATCGTTTTGAATCAGACTCCTATGATGGGGCAGATTTAACACTCTTGGCAAAACACATTACAAAAAACACAACAATAGAAGATATGGCCTACATGCAGGAACCGGACTCAAAACTGTACTTTGTCCTCTCGGATGGCACGATGGCTTGTCTTTCATATATTCAGGATCAGAAAGTCTATGCCTGGTCAAGAATAAAAACAGAAGGAAAAGTCATGGCAGTTTGCAATGTGGAAAATCAAAACGAAGATAACGTGTACATCGCGGTAAAAAGGGGAAATCAAACATACATAGAAGAACTATGTAACAACAAGGAAACAGAAAATCCCAAAGACTATATCATGCTGGACGCTTCGGTGAAGATAACAGAAACCACGGCAAAAGGATCTGTCCCTCATTTGCCCAATGCCAAAATAGGGGTCTTGGCGGATGGAAGGTACTATGAAAAAATCCAAACGGACGAAGGCGGAAACTTCACACTTCCGCAGGAGGCATCCTATATCATCGCAGGACTGCCCTATATAATGACGGTAGAACTTCCAAACCTGGAAATAAACACCAAAACAGGAACCATCCAAGGACGGAAAAAGAAAGTCTCCGCCGTCACGCTGAGACTGAATCATTCCCTTGGCGGACGGGTGGGGATAGAAAAAACAAATACATTACCTATCAAATACGATGAATTTTCGGAACAGGATGTTGTTCTGTACAGCGGAGATAAACACATCACCATGCCGAACAAAGGATTTGAACTCACAGGGAGAACAGTCATCACATCAGATGAACCATACCCGTTTAACCTGTCGGCAGTCGTAAGAGAGGTAGAACTCGATGGATAACTACGGAAAAATCACCATAGAAAAAATAAAAGAACAAGATGTTCCTTGGCTGACAAAATACATCTTTGAAAACATGAGACCTATGGATAAAAAAGAAATCACCGCCATTTGTGATCATGGAGAAGAAGCCGTGAGACAATCCATTATTTTATCCGATGAAGCCTATGTGGCCAAGAACGGAGAACCCGTCATGATATTCGGTTTCGTGAAAAAATCATATTGCATATGGGCATTAGGAACCGTCCTTGTAGATCTGTACCATAAAGAACTTGTGAAAATAGGACTGCAGTACATCAACGACTGTAAAGGAAAATATGGATACATGACAAACTGGATCCATGAGGACAATACAAGAGCGCTCCGATACATCAAACGTGCCGGGGCGCTTTTTACAGATACATGCAAAACAGAAAAAGGAGATATTTTTGTGAGATTTGAAATAGGAGGGAAATAATGTGCAGTGTAATGGGCGCTATGATGGGGCTGCAGCTTATATCGGGGATTAATCAGAACAGGCAGATAAAACAGCAGACCGCAGCGCAGGTGTCTGCATATAACGCGCAGGCACAGGCGGCAGATCAGAATGCAAGAATAATGGACCGGCAAAGAGAACAGATTGCGGAAAACTACGCACAGCAGCAGGAAAAGCTGAACAGTAAAAGAAGACTCATTTTGGGGCAACAAGCGGCATCTGCAGGAGCATCAGGACTGGATAATATAGGAAGCGTTCTTGACGCAAACAGCGCAGCCATAAGCGAATACAGACAAGACAGTATGAATCTTTTAGGGAACCAGAGAAATGACACTTTGAACGCCTACACGAACCAAGTCAATTATGAGAACCAGGCAAACGCCGCAAGAGCCTCCGCGGCGAACGCAAAAGCACAGGGGAAATCCCAAAGATTGGCAAACTTCATTTCAACTGCCGCGGGGATGTTTGGGACGTATAAACAATTCGCAGGAGCAAGCCTGCCGAAACCTGCAGGAATGAATATGAGAACCGGATTTGAAGGGAGCCTTTCCGGCGGAAATCTGACCTATACCACTCCTGCTCCAATGTACACAAGAAATGCCATGAATACAGGATTTATCCCAAAATTAGGGCTGACACAGACGAAAGACATCATAGGGCAAGGCATAGGAAAACACTATGATCCGTGGCGTTCAATCTGGAGGAAATAATGAAACTCACACAATACGACTCAACAATAAATAGAAACCTCTCAAACGCAAAAATAAACCCCATCACCGACCCCAATGCCTATGGCGCGAACGTAACAGGAACAGAAGCATTGGGGAATGCTTTAGGGCAGGTAATTGATGCAAGAACAAAAGCATGGATGAAAGACCAGAATGATAGAGTCGTTGACGCGACAAACGAATACAATCGGCAGATTAATTCCCTTTTGTACGATGAAAAAAACGGATTAACAAACACCATGCAGGGGAAAAACGCAGAAGGACTCCAGGCAGCTTATCAGCAGAATGAAGAGAAGATCCGCCAGCAGATTATGAGACAATACGGAATAAGTTCAGAGTATGCGAACAGAGCATTTCGTAACCAGGTAGAAACGTCAATCACCTCTAACTTGGACAGCATAGATAAATTCCAAAGAAAAGAATTTCTCTCCTATGCAAGCAATCAGATGACAGAAATGAATGAAAACGCCATCAACTCAATTGTGAGAAGTCCGGACAGTTTTGAATCAGTTTATGGAAATATGGAAACCACATCAAGGGCAATCATGGCAGGCACAGGAATGGACGAAAAATCCATAGACATTAAACAAAGAGCCATCCTGGATCATACAGCGGAAACCGTTCTCTCCACATTAGCCGCGTCCAACGATTATGAACGGGGAAATAAACTCATCGGGCAATTAAGAGCAAGAGGTGGGAATGAAGTCATTTTAAAGAAATACGAAACATTATTTACCGGTAAAAAAGTAGCAAAGACCACAAAAGACAGCGCGGAAACATGGCTGAATAACCATCCGGAAATGATGGGAAAATCCAAAGAAGAAGTATGGGAAGCCTACAGAAAAGAAAATCCGTTGTCTTTCGGGAAAGATATAAAGGGCATTGCTACCGGGAATGAATCCTATGATAAATGGGATTCATTTTTTAGAAAAGCCCAAAAAGAAACAGGGCTTTCCGATGAACAGATAAGAAACCTGAAAGCCATGTGCATGCAGGAATCCACCTTTAATCCAGAAGCCTATCATGATGATAATGACGGAGATCCTACCTTAGGACCATTCCAATTTAAATCAGATACAGGCCTATCTGTAGGACTGGATCCGGCGGATAGAAAAGATCCGGAAAAAAGCATCATAGCGGCGGCAAAACTGTACAAAAAAGATTTGGAATACCATGGTGGCGATGATGAACTGGCAATCCTTTCCCATAACGGAGGCGCAGGAGGGACAGAAGCCGCAAGAAGAAACAACTATCTAAACGATGTATCAGAACGCTATAAAGAACTATACGGAGAGGAATTGGGACATCATGTTATGTCTGACGAGGAAAAAGCCGCACTGGAAGAGACCGAAAGGAATTCCTTCTTCTCTGTCTTTGGGGAACATCTCCAGGCAAAAAAAGCCAAAGAAACAGAAATGATGAACAACCTGCAGATCCAATTGATGGACATGACGGAAAATGGAACATCGAACGAAGATATGTATGAATTCATAAAATCCAAAGGAGTAGAAAATCCAGAACTTTTGAACAACGGGTCCTATCGCAGTTTGAGATTAAGCGCATTAAAAGCCGTAAAAGGGGAAGATGCATATGGGGGTTTTGGAACAAAAGAGAATCAAAATAAAGCATTTAAAGGAATGATGGAAAGAATTGGAGTGCTGATTTTAAAAAAAGAAGATTTAGATGAACGGATTAAAGAATATGCAGATAGAGGGCAGGCATTCTCTGCGGAACAATTGAGTGAAATGGAACAAGAACTAAAGAGGGCGCAGGCAGGAGAAGGGAAATATGCCATCAAAATAGACGAAGATAAAAATGATGTAATGGACATGACGGGGTTAGCAAAGCCGGAAATCGAAAAATATTTTCCGGAAGCAAAAAAGATCGTTATGCAGAAAGCATTTGAATTTAAAAGTAAAAACGGAAGAGAACCCAATCAATTTGAAAGAAAAGGAATGTGGATAGAAGCCTACACACAGAAGAAAGTGGGACCGGATTATGGATTCTTTGGAATGAGTACACCGGAAGCCAGTAAGGCACAATTAATGGAACTTGGGATAAAGGACGTGTTCTATACGTATGATGATAAAGGAATAGATGCAGTAGACTACTACGGAAGACATCACTATATTCCCGCAGAAGACTGGGATAAAGTCAAGAAAAACGAAGTAAATATAGAAGATTATTAAGGAGAAAACCATGAACGAGTATAATGCAGCACCCAATCAGGATCCTATTGAAGAGATGATGAAGGAAAGCAAAAATGAACATAAAGAAATGATAAAAAGAGATGTAGATGCAATTTCGGCTGGGATAAATCCTTTTGGTGTCAATGAAGATCTAAGAATGACTCCTACCATTGACGCCACCCCTCACCAAGAACCGAAAGGGATTTTAGAAAAAATTGGAGATGGAATCAGCGGTGCGGCAGAAAGCATTTCAAACGCCGCCAAAAGCTGGGCGGATAATAGGCTCCAAAACATGAGCATGGATATCTACAGCAACCTCTATGATCCTGATCCGGATAAGGAAAAACGTTTGGAACAGGCACATAAAATAGGGGATCCGTTGGGACTTCCAGCGCAAATGCTTGTGGACAGTAAAGAAGCCTATGAAATGGCACAGAACCAGTATGCCTGGATGAAAACACAAGAAATCATGCAGGGACGTCCGTTCTCTGCCAATGCCTTAAAAGAACTCTATCCGGAACTGGCGGAGATCGCCATGAATGATCCTGTGTCGGCGTCACTTGCTTTAAAACAAGCAGATCAGATTTTACATGATAGAGGAGTCATCACAGGAGCCACAGCCGGAAAAATCAGCGGAGAACCGTCATCTATAGGCGAAGCATTCAAAGCCTTTACCGATGCATGGGAAGCCGGACAAAACATGGACAAGATTTCTGAAATCGGTTATGCGGCCAGGAACGGAGACATTACTGATGAAGAAATGAATAGAAAAATAGAATCAATTAACGCAAGAACCAAAGAATATGACGGCGATTCCACCATAGGACTGATTGCAACCGAAACCGTAAAACAGTTTTCCATGATGGGGGCAGGAATGCTGAGAAGCCTCCCGGAAGGAGCGGCGGCAGGGTTAGCCATAACCTCTGTCTTGGGGGCGCCGGTCGTGGGAGGAATCATGGCCGCCACCATCTTTGCATCATCCTTTAGATCAAACATGGGGATGAACTACTACCGGCTGGCGAACAAGAAAAATGCGGATGGTACAAATATGTATTCAAGAAACGAAGCAAAAGGGATGGCCACCCGTGAAGCCGTACTGCAGGCAGGCGTTGAAACAGGACTGATGTCACTTGCCTATGGGACATTGGCAAAAGTTGTAGGGGGAAATGCGGCTAAAGCCGCCATCATGAATGCAGGCACAAGGAATAAACTTCTGTCCGCAAGCCGCGGAGCCATGAGAAAATATGCTATAAAAGAGGCCGCAAAACAATATGCCAAGGGGACGGCGGCGGAAATTGCAGAAGAAGGCTGGCAGGATCTGATCTCTAACGCTGATGAAAAAATGATGGGAAGAGATAAGAACATGACATGGAAAAACATGTGGAACAGCGCTTTTGACGCTATGGTGGAAGCCATTCCGGCGGCAGTAGGGATGGGCATGCCAGGAGCCGTCATTTCCGGCGGTGGTAATTATGCAGGATTGAAACGACTGACAAAAGAAGACTGGCATGCCGCAAGAGAAGCATTCTACCGTGAGAATGAAAAAGAAATGACACAAACCGTCATCAAAGAAAGAGAACAGAACAAAGTTTTCAAGATAAATCCGGAAGTCTATGCACAGAAGACACAGGCACAGCTTGATAAAGAAGGAATGGGAACCATATACATTGATGCTGCCGGTGCTGCCGAAACAGAAGAAGGAAGAACCGCATTGACGCAGCTCGTGACAGATGGAATCGCCACAGCAGAGCAAGTGGACGATGCCGTGAAAGAAGGAACACAGCTGGAACTGAAAGCCGGTATCTACATGCAGAAAATTTCAGAAGAATCCGCAGAGACACTTTCGAATCATGCTGCTTTCGATAAAGACGGGCAGACACTCCATGACATCGAAGAGGCAAGAAAACATATAGAAAAAACAAGACAGATATTCAACGCGACAAAAGAAGCAAGAGAAGCCGAAGTAGCAAAAACAATTCTTGATCGTGACTTCACCGATCCGGAACAGAAAATTGCTATGGAAAAAATATTTGCTGAAGGAATGGAAGATATAAAAGAAAACTATAAAAAAGTAAAAGCAGAAGCACTAAAAACCTATGAAGAACTCATCAACTATAAATACTACGCGGACTATGAACCGCAAGGAGTAGAAAAAGTTCCCGTGTATGAATGGTCCAGAGACTATGAACATGGAGGAGTCATCACAAGCGGGTATATAGGCGGATCCTACATCCGAACGACAAATAATGACAGGTGGTATGCAAACGCCTGGAAGAAATACGGAAGGAAACCGAACAAAAGAGAACTCTATGATATAGCCGAACAAGAAGCCATCAATGAAATAGACAGTACATCAGCCTTTTCAGAAGAAGAAAAACAAGGATATATCAATTCCATCCAAACGGCAAGAAAAGAAGTAGAAACCATTGAATCCTTGGAAGACTATGTAAAAGAATTGGATACAAGAGACATTGCCGCAAGGACACTTTTGTCGCAAAAAGCTTATGACGATGTGTATGTTCCCACGCTGGAACAACTGAAAAAAGCTCCTGCCAAAGCAGCAGAAGCGGCGGAAGAAAGCGCTTTCGTATACGCAAGACTTGTAGATAACTTCTCCAAGATCTATAACCTGCCCGTAGAAAACATTGTAGCGTCAATCCAAAATGGCGGAAAAAATGATGGGTATAAGCAAATACTTCTTGATTTTAAGAAACGACTGCAATTAAGTGAGGGAAAAAGTTATCATGCTGACGAATTAGAAACCACAGCGACCATCAAAGGAAATGAATTTGGGGAATATGCAGATATAAAAGAATTAAGAAAAAAAGCCATTGACTATTATAAAAAAGAACTACAGGGGCATAGTGCTTACAATGAACTTTTGGGAAATATAAAATTTGAAGAAAACGAACCAGATGGAGAAGTACAAATTACAGGAAGCGGAAGGAAGAAAATGTCTTCTTCCACAGCTAACCCATTGAAACTGCTGTCAATTAAAAGTTTAAAGGAATTGATAAGTGGTGCGAACATTATCACCGCCGCAGAAGCAGAAGACGGAAGACACAAAGGATGGAAATTCTACTATCTTCATTCAAACGTGGAGACTAATAAGGGGAAACAGTATGTAGTGGTAACTGTTGCTGATAAAGGAAGTGGAGTGATAGATTATTACAACCACAACATTTATACAGAAGAAGAGTATAAAAAAATAGAGAGTGATGTTAATGCGACTCTCGAACACCGTGTTTCCAGTACGGGTCGGTTTTCGAAAAATAAATCACTCTCTTCTGACCTCATTATATATCCATCCACAAATATTTACAAGAAAAAGAACCTGGAACAATATAAAATTTATCATCAAACGATAAACAAAGACGCGGATATATTCTTCCATGGCGCGGTGGATCCTGTAGAAGGTGACGTGATAAAAGAAGGATATTTTCATGGAATGTTTTATAGCAGCAGTAGAAATTCTGCACTTGGACACGGAGACAGAATATATATTTCAGAAGTAAATGAAGATGACATTATAAGTGCCAAAAGTTTAGCGTATGAAGATGGAGTATATGAAATTTTCCAAAAGAAATATGGCGATGATGCTGAATTAATATACGACTTAACAACAGAATCAAGAAACATTTGGAATTTAAACGAAGAAGAAAAACAAAAAGTATATGAACTGTTAGGGTGCACAGACGAAGCAGATGCGGATTTCATGATACAAAAAGAGGCCGCGCTTGTTGCCGATGAATTGGGTTATAAGGCGGTAGCTGTTGAAGATGAACACGGGACAAGTTACATTATTCTGCCGGGAAATAAAGTATATGAAGAAAGCACATACGAAAAACTGAATCCGGATTATAATTACAGGGTTTACCGGCAGGAGCACAAAGGATCCTACGCAGGAGCCTATGATGCAGATCGGAATATTCTCCACGTCTTTGAAGCAGCGAATCAATCCACCGTTGTTCATGAAAGCGCCCATTGGTGGCTGTCCATGCTGAGCAACATCGCCATCGATCCGGAACTGAAAGAACTTGCCAAAGAAGACAAAGTACTGGAAGCCACACTGCAGAAAGCGCAGAAAGACAGAGACGCCATTCGTGCGTGGGCATCCTACTATCCGGATGTTATGAAAGAATACAAAGGCACCTTGATTGAAAAAGAATTTAAAGAATATGAAGCTGCCATCAAAAAAGATCCGGAAAACAAAAAACTGCAGGAACGATTCATCCAGGAACGCTTTGCCAGAGGATTTGAAAGATACCTTTTGACAGGGAAAGCGCCCACCAAAGAACTGCAGGGAACTTTCCGGCGGTTCAAAAAATGGCTGATCAATCTCTATAAAACGACAAAAGAAATCATAAAGAATCCGGAAAACTACTTGGGTTTAAAAGATCCGTCCGATGAAGTAAAAGAAATCTTTGACCACATGGTAGCATCAGAAGAAGAAATAGAAGCCTGGGCAGAAGAAAAGAGGTGGAAACTCCTCTATGATGACAGCCTTGACTACACGCAGACCGAAAAAGAAAACATAAAAAAATGGGAAGAAGACGTCAAAGAGCTTGCCAAAGAAAACGCCATTAAATACTTCATGGAAAAACTCCACGGACAAGCCATGGTGGACTTTGAAGAAAACATCCTTCCCAAAAAAGTAGAAACATTTGAAAGAAAACTGGGGAGCCAAAGAATATATGGACTGGAAATGCTGAAAAAAGGAAACGTCTTCCCTACAAAGAAAGAGTGGATAAGGGCACTTAAAGAAGAAGGATTTACCGAAGAATCATATAAAGACGCCATACAAGAAGCAGGCGGCACCATGGAAGAACAAGTAGAGAAATACAAGAAAAAACAAAGAGAAGAATTTATAGAAAACATCTCAGGGAAAGACTATTTCCGAAAAGAAGCGGAAGAAGTACTTGAATCTCCCGAAGGGAAAGTGAAACTGGCGGAAATCGAACAAAACGCCATGAAGCGGAAATTGAGGCAATATGCAAGAATTGCCACGGCATCATTAATAGAATTGGACAGATTAGATCCGAACATGGAAGGAAAGGTAAGTAAAAAGATCCTGTATGACATCAAAAAGAGAAACGGACTCCTAAGTGAAGAAGAAAAACTCAAAGAAGAAAAAGCTGAACAGAAAAAAGAAAAACAAGCCACCATAGAAGAAATTAACGAACTCAAGATAAAACTGCGGAACACAGTAGACGGATTAAAAACATCACAAGACAGCATGCTTATCTCGCCCTATGAACTCAAAGCCCAAGCAAGGGCTTTTCTTTATGGGAAAGAAATCTACAAAGCAACCAACTATAGATGGTGGGCAAGGAAAGCTGCCAGTGAAGGAGAAAAAGCCGCATATTTCCTAAAAAGAGGAAGATGGGAAGAAGCTGCCAGAGCAAAAGGAAGGCAGTCCCGTTTCGCCATGAACGCCCAAGTGGCCCATGAATACGATGACCACGTAAAACATACACTCCACGGGAATCCCAAAGCATCCACAAACACACTGGACAAAGACGGCATGGAGAAGTACGGACTTGTCGGACTCATAAACAGGGCAAGTAAAGCCACAAACAACATAAGAATGCCCGGAAATATAAGATACTTCATTAACCACTTAGCCTACCAATTAGGATTAATCACCACAGATGGAAGGGCGCCCTTGGGCATGGACGGAGAACCGGCACCGTTTGACTGGGCTAACCTCAATAACGAACTGGATCCCACCGCCGCCATGGAAGGAGATAAGCCGGGAGACGCTGTACCGCAATGGATAAAGAAAATCTTTGACGATAATAATCAAACCAACTTGAGAGAACTGACAGTCATAGACTTTGATGAAATTGTTGAAGTATTCAAAAAAATCTACAAAACAGGAAGGAGAGAATATGAAGGCAACACCTTTGTCAATGAAAAAGGAGAAAGCCTTTCCTTTGAAGAAGCCGAAAACATAATAATGGCGGAAATCAAAGCAGAAAAAGAAAATCCGCTCTATAAAAAACTGGCAGAGAAAAAGTGGAAAAAGACCAAAAAAGAAATAGGAAAATGGGTAGCAGACTTGGCACTCCCTGAAATCATCATAGAACGCATGGGACCAAAGACCTATGACCTGATCTATAAGATGATGGATAAAGCCTTTGCTAAAAAAAGACTCCTGAAAGAACAGGCGGAACTTGAACTGAAAAAAGTCATGAATATTTATGACAGAGAAACATTCAGAAAAATCCGCAATGACAAAATCTATGAGATTAACAAAGTTGACCACAAACCCGTCATGGTGACCAAAGAAACACTCCTCACCATGGCGCTGAACTGGGGGACAGACTCGAATAGAGAAAGAGTGGTGGAAACCTATGGACTGGATCATAGAAACATAGAAAAAATCCTCTTCAAATATTTAAATGATAAAGACTGGGACTTTGTGGAAGCTGTTTGGAAGCACATCAATTCGTATTGGCCCGAAAGAAACATTGTACAAAACAATCTGTACGGAATCCCCTTGGGGAAAGTGCCGGGGAGGAAAATTATTTTACCGGACGGAAGAAAGATCAATGGCATGTACTACCCAATTAAATATGATGCAGAGCTCACAAGCAAAACAAAAGACAGAGAAATTAACGACATCATAAGAAAAGACATGCTCGGAAGAACCACATTCAATATCGGGATGGGCTCCACGAAAAGCCGCGCGCAAAGTTCCGGCGGACAGTATCTTAGACAAGACCTTGACGTCTATCTTGACTACATCAATGAATCTATTAACCACATCGCCATGCGTGAAACCACAGCGGACATTTATAAACTCCTATCCAGAAAAGACCTGGCGGAAGCCATATCACAGAAATACGGAGTCGATGCACATAGAAGACTCCAGAGGTGGGCGTCCGACTGCTGGCATGATCCCGTAGATAAATTGACAGCATGGGAACAACGTCTGAACAGACTGCGGCACAACTTCACCATGGCCACCATGGCATACAGGACATCCACAGCGTTGTTGAACTTTGCAAACCTGCCATTAGTTATGGAAAAAATGGGAGCCGTAAACATGGCAAGAGGACTCTCTGCGATTTACCTTGGCGGTGTGAAAAACTACCGCCAGCAGAGAGACTTCATCCTAAGTAAATCAACGTTCATGAGAGACCGTGCCACAAACATGGATAGAGACCTTGCCCGCGGACTGAAACTCAAAGAAGAACAAGACGTTTCAAAATTAACATCGAAAGCGCATGCCGTGAAAGAAGAAGTAGACCGATTCGCTTATTCACTCATTTCAGAAACAGACTTTATGCTTTCTCTTCCAGAGTGGATCCAGACATATAACAATACCATTGCACAACTGCAAATAGAAAAACCATTTATGACAGTAGCAGAAATGGACGAAGAAGCAGTAAGGCTTGCTGACAAAATGGTAAGAGAAACATTCGGATCGGGAGAAATGAAAGACCGTCCGGAGGTGGTCAAGAGTAGATTGCTTTCGCAACTTCTTCCGTTTTACAGCTTTACATCATTAGTAATGAACCAATTCATCCGAGGGGGATATGACATTGTAGACGGAAGAGGACCGATGAAACTCATGCGGGCAATGCTATTTTGGTACATACTTGGATCCGTATTTGAAGGTGCCCTTCGTTCATTGGTGGATAGTGCAACGGGAAATGATAAATACTCCTTCCTGCAGAGACAGGGATATTCCTTTGCGTCAAACGGACCTATCGGCGGTATACCGGTCGCAAGAGAAGTAATCCCCGGTCTCTACTCACTATTCGCGGGAATGTACAGTGACGGCGGAAAAATGAGCGTCACCGGACTAAACATCTTTGAAGATGCCTTCAAAACCGCCATGGCAATAAAATCTGACAAAAAAGACTGGATAGATGTAGGACAGGCGGGAACAAAAGTATTCAATAAAGTAACAGGACTTTCCGATACATTAACCGATGCACTGTGGGCAATTGCGCGTCTCACCACAACAGACACAGACGCCACAGCCTGGGAAGCCCTGTTCTCCATCATATTTGATAGAAGAATAAAAAAGAAAGGAGAAAAGAAGTGATAAATAATAGCGAAAACAGAATCGCATATAAAGGGGACGGCACTGCAGAAGAATTCGCCATCCCTTTTAAAGTCTTGGAAAAAACGGACATCATAGTAGTTATTGCGGATGAAGATAAAAATGAAACAATCCTGAAAAAAGACTACTTTGTAGACCTGGATAAAATGACAGTAAAATATCCAGGGTATCCGCCAGGAGAAGAACCGGCGGAAAATGAACGTCCGCCAAAATTGCAAGAAGGATGGCAGTTAATCATAAAAAGAGAGGTACCTGTCACACAAGAAATAACCTTAGGAAATAAATGGCCGTTCACCGTTATAGAAAAAGCCTTGGATAAAATCACAATGATACTGCAGGATTTATTGGGAGTAAACAAAAGACAGATCACACTCCCGGATGCGGCAGACATGAAAGACTTCTCGGCAATACTTCCTTATCCACAGGAAGGAGAGGCGCTTGTATGGGGGAAAGGAAGATTAGAAAATTCCAATTTCTCAAAAGTGATAAAAGGGGCTGTAGAAAAATCATTGACGAGAGCGGAAGCTGCTGTGGTCGTATCAGAAGAAAATGCATCAAAAGCGAAAGAGCAGGCGGGAAAAGCGGAAGTGAGCGCAGGTGAAGCAGAAGAGAGTGCTACTATTGCGGCGCAAAATGCCGCGGCTGCCACACAAGGGGCTATGGATGCAAGAGACAGTGCCGCCGGCGCAAGTGTAAGTGAACAAAGTGCGGCGGGGTATAAGAACGAAGTCCAGGCTGCATTAGCGTCTATTTCAGAACAAGTCAATGCCTGGGATAAAAATAAAACATACTCATTCCCGCAAACCATAGCTTATATAGATGGAAACACATATAGATGTGTCGGGAAAAACGTCAAAGGAGAAATACCGGATAAATCAAATAACTGGGTATGCTTGACAAATTACAAAGATGACTTTTTTGAATTAGATGAAGACGGAAACCTGATTCCAGCGATCAATCCTCTTCATTCGACTTTGTGGGAGTTAGATGGAATGGGAAATATAATCCCGAAAGGAGAGTAAAAGTGAGTACAAGAAATATGGCACCGAGAAACAATGAAGAAGGAGAAGTTGGAGTAGTAGGGAAGGTATGGAAGGCTTCAAGGGCAAAAATCATAGAAGCAACAAGTAAGATGACAGCGCCAACAGTGGAAGCAACAAGTAAGATGACAGCACCCACAGTGGAAGCAGGTGACAAAAGTAAAAATGTGGCCACTACAGAATTCGTGAAAAACCGTGAAAACATGGTAGTAAGTCCGTTTCTTCTTCAAAGAAACACAGCTTATAAAGTGGGTGATATGGTAAAGGTTCCAAAATTGGGAGAACAGTATATACTCGAGTGCACGCAAGCAGGCACAACGGCAGGCACAGAACCCAATTTGTCAACTGTATCGAGGGGGGTAGAAGTTAATGACGGAAGCGCAAAATTCCGAGTAGTAGACAAAAGATTGAAAGCGATGATTGACATACTCTATCCGATCGGGATAGTAGTAACGACAGCTACCGACGACGCGCTAAAACCGGGCGAAGCAGACGGGCTGGCGGAGTGGGAGGAAATTGCACGAGATAGAGTGCTACAAGGAACTGAAAACGGAGCAGGTAACACAATAGAAGCGGGATTGCCGAATATCACCGGAAGATTAAATAATCTCCGCTCAACAGGGGGGGCGGATACATCAGAAGAAGGAGCCTTATTTTGGATAACACAAGAAAATGAATGGCCGAATAAGGCCGTTGAATTTAAAGATCGTAAATATAAAAGTGAAGCGGCAATCAACGCTTCACGAAGTTCTCCAATTTACGGAAATTCAAATACAGTACAGCCTCCTGCACTTAAAGTACATTTTTGGAAACGTATCAAATAATGAGGCGGTGCACAATGGAAAGAAATGACGGAGAAAAAATAACAATGCAATTTGTGGAACGGATGGCAAAAATGGAAGAAAAACTTGACATGCTCGTTAGAATGCTCCCTGAAATTACCGCGCTTCAAATTGCGCAGGCACGCTCTGAACAAAACGCAGCATCAGCTCATAACAGAATTGACAATATATATAAAGTGGCCGGCTTGATTTCAACAATTATTTCAGTGGTTATTGCATTAATCGGAAGGGCGGTGTGAAATGAAAAAACTAAAATCACTCTGGAGAAAAGCAAAAAGCTACTTCCGGAAACTGAACGCGCCATTACTATACTGGTCGATACTCTATGCAATCATTTGCATTTTCTGTATATTGCTTTATATCCTGATGACAATAGCTGACTGGCTGATCACAGGAAAAGGAAATGAGCCGGAACTAAGACTGTTCATCACCATGCTACTGTCTGCAGGAGCAGTCGGCGGTATAGTCGGAATCGGCAAGATGTTTGTGGACAAAGACAACAATAAAATACCAGACGTTTTCGAAAAGGACGATGGAAAACCACCGTTCTTTTTTACAGGAGGAAAAAATGACGAAAGAAGAACTGGCAAGAGAGATAGCGAAGGGGATAATTGAAACAGGAATTGAAGGAGACTACGGCTCTGTCTCATGTTCCACCGCAGGAGACTACCCATCAATCGGAGTGAGTCAGTGGGAAGGAGAAAGGGCTAACAGACTATTAGAAAACATTTCCGGCGGAGCGCATTATGCTTACCGCAGTTATTATGACCTGAAATATTCTTATGCTATCCAAGATTTGAAAGAACTCTTGATGAGTGATGAAGGACAGCAGGCACAGCTCGATATGCTTGCTGAAGACTGTGAAGAATACGTATTAACACTGTGGGAAGTCCCTGATCTTGACGACACAAGATGCACTATCTATGCGGGTATGTGGTGCCCGACATCTGAAACAGTAGTAAGAAACTTCTTAATGCGGAGACAGGAGAGAGGATATGACCTGCGGGACATCAATGTAATCTATGAACTTTTCAGAGAACAGTATGCATACGCAGCGTGCTGTGAAGAATACGCGGAAGGTTATGCAAATAGAGCCGATGCAACGTATGAATATGTAATGAGCTTGGAGGTATAAATGTGGATAATCAAAAAAGGGCTTATTTTATTGGCGGTCTTGCTTTCTGTGTGGTTGTCGCCATTATTCTGTGGTTCATCTGTGCGGGCAGAAGTACAGTACACGATCTCCGAAACCGATCTGACGACATTAGAAACGAACTTGACAACGCTCGAACAGCACAGCAAGGACAAGTCGATACTCTTAGACAAGCAAGCGAAGCAACTGAACGAAGCGCAGGAGCAGTTGAAAATAGCAAACGAGCAAATCAAGAAATCTCAAACATTGAACGAACAGACGCAGAACTCATTAGAGAGAGCCAATCAATACTTGAAAGAGTACGAGAAAAAGGCAGAACGGAAAATCAAAATTAAAACAAGGCAGCGAAACATGTGGATAGCAATATCAGTAGTAGCCGTGGGAGCGGCAATCTCCCGGAGGTGATCCGGTGCTTACGAAAGAGGGCGGGAAACCGCCCTCTTTTTTATTGTAATATTTAGCAATAGGTGATAAAATAACCATAGGTGAATTGGTCGAAACATCCGTGTTAGGCCTCTGAAAGAGGACAATTTTCAGTCCTCTTTTTTATTTACCTCAAATATACTACAATAAAAAGAAATGATAAAAAAAGAAATAATAAAATTTTGATAATTTGCCGTCCAATTTGCCGTCATTTTGCAAGAAAAATGTTATTTACTATCATTTACAACCATTTACAATTAAAATGTAAAAATACATATAATTTCAGGTAAATACTGAAAGATTAGTTACTGCCAGTTACTATCATTTACTATAAAAAACTTTAGTTCCGATAATTTAATGTTA